AAACGTATCAACCAGATAATCGCTGCTCTCGCGAACGGTGGCCGTGGTCCATTTCGGATTCGGTCTGCCGTTGTTAAGCGTTGCGTGAAAACGTGACGGGCAGGTAATGGTGTAAAACACGGCGCAGTCGCCGCGCATTTCCGCGATAAGCTCCAGCCCTTTAACGCAGGCCATCATTTCATTGCGGCGGTGTGCCGGATTGCTGTTACTGGCATTCACCACGTCTTCCATATCCAGCGTGTCGCCTTCATTGCTGACCAACTCATGTGAGCGGAAGAACTCCATAGACTTCCGGCGCTGCTCTCGCTTATGGATCACCGCTTCAAAGCTGACGTAGGGGGACGCTTTTTTGTTAACCAGGCAGACGGCACGCAGCTGCTCTTCACGCCATTCACAGCGCAGCTGCCACAGCTTGCGATACCACCAGTCCGCGCAGAGCATACGGGCCAGCGAGGGCGGGATCAGATCATAGGGCACGGGCTTGCGACGGCGCTTTTTGCGGCGTAGCTGCTCAAAGGCCGGGGGGATTACGTCCAGACGCATCGCTTCTGCTGCAACAAGTTCCCATGCCTGACGGACCTGCTCCGGTGTCACGTCGTCACTGATGAACAGATGGCCGCTGGCTTTATCAAGACACATGCTCATATGCGCAGCGACCAGCGCAGATAAACGCTTGACCTGATTCTGGTTCATTTCGGGTAACGCCAGCAGGCCGTCCAGCCCGTCATGACCGGCCATAAAACGGAATGAGGCTGAAATCTGGCTTTCGCGCACGCGGGCCAGCCTCTCAAGGCAGGGGCGGATGGTTTCGCGCAGGTAGCGGGAATAAGCCTGCGGCCTGCCGAGATTGTGGAAAAACTTAACGCGCTCCATGAGTGGCTTACTGATGTGCGAAGGCTGGGCGCTGACATCGGCCACGATAACCAGATCGGGATTGTGTTGCTGCTGTTCGCGGGCCATCTTTGCCCGGCTGATAATTCTGTCCTGCACAATTTCTCGCTGAACAGGATCGCGTGACTCATTGAAAAAGTAGCGGTCCCAAACCTGATCGCTCACTGCCTCACGGCGCAGCTGCTCCTGCTCATTATCCGCAGCATAGAGAGCGATCAGGTTTGAAAGCGCAGACACCGGCGCAACTTCCGCCGGGTCCAGCTGTGGATTGATGGCCTTTTTAGGGGCATTCCACGGATATGCTAAAGTCTCAGTCATTCCGCTTAACTTCATGACCAGCCTAACGAATCGCATAAGCGATCATGTCTTTAGCAACGCGATATTTTACATTTGAACCGCAATAGACCCGGAAGTCTGGAATTTCTACGGGCTTTGCAGAGCAGGCTGGCACGCCGCGAGTTGCCTGTAGTTCCTGAAGCTTTGCAAAGTACTCATCGGACTGACCAGAGACAAAGGCGAACTCTTCCTCTAATTCGCTGACTCGCGATTCTGCATTCAGTGCGCGCTTCTCAACAGATGCGAATGCCTTAGTAAGCCGCTTTAGTGCCCACGCTTCATACATCTGAACAATTTCTGGCTCAGCGGATTGGCAATCAACCAAGTTTTCAACCAGCTCAGATGCCAGTTTTATTAACTCGTGATTATTATCGTTGCTCATGATGCAATCCTGTTTTGTGGGAATTCCGGGGTACGGATAGCGATGATTTCGGGTGCGCGCTTGCCTTCACCGGCGGCCACGCCAACAGAGCGGGCGGCAGTGACTTTTGTCAGGCCAAATTCGCGGAAGATACTGCGTGTAAACAGGGTGTCGCTGTTTGAAATGATGACCGGGTTCCTATCAGAGATACCCAGCAGGATGCAGGCCAGCGAGTGCTGATCGTCATCACTGAACCCATCGGTGTGATAAGCGGTAAACGTGCCGTGATATGGCGGATCGCAGTACACGACATCACCGGCACGGACCATGCTCAGGGTTTCGCTGTAACCCTGGCATTCAAACGTCGCGCGCTGAGCCTTTACGGCAAACGCTTCGATTTCAGCCAGCGGGAAATATGGCTCTTTATAATTGCCGTAGGGAATATTGAATTCGCCGCGCTTGTTATAGCGACAAAGGCCACGGTAGCCATTGCGGTTCAGGTACAGGAAATGAGCGGCGCGCTCCAGTAGTGGCAGCCCCGCATTGAAATTAAAATCTTCGCGAACCTGATAATAACTTTCCTCAGTCTGATTCTGAGTAAAGAGCGATAACGCCACGACAATAAACGGGCGCGTATGCTCTTTAACCTGACGATAAAGGTTAATCAGATCAGGATTAACATCCGCCACCAGATAGGCCGGATAATCCGTATTCATCATGACCGCGCAGGAACCGGCGAACGGCTCAACCAGACGATCACCGGCGGGCAGGTGCTTAATCAGCTCAGGCATCAGGCCGGACTTGCTGCCGGCCCATTTCAGGATGGTTTTCATAAAGCCGCCCCTTTGTAATGCACGCTTTTCAGCTCACTGATTTCTTTGCAGGTCACGCAGAGGGAAACGCCCGGCAGTGCACGGCGGCGCTGCTCCGGGATTTCTTCGCCGCACGACAGGCAGAAAAACTCACTCGCCCCTGCAGGGCGGTGAGTCGCGTTAGCCAGATTGCGCGCCAGCTCTTCCTGCACGCGCTGCTGTACCATGTCCATTGAATCAGCCATCAGTGCAGCTCCTGCGCCTGGTTCTCAAAGCGTTCAGCTTCTTTGTCCAAAAGCTCAATGATTTCCGCCGCTGACATTTCCTGTTTGCGGGCATGAATCGCTAGCGCGGCCAGGCGGATAGAAACGGACAGCGCATCATCAGAACGCTGCTCAGTTTTGGCCTTGCTCAGCAGGGCATTTAGCGCATCGTCATCAGCTTTAAAGTTACGGGTCTGGATATTTCGCATTTTTCTTTCTCCTGAATTCGGGCAAAAAAATGCCCGGCGGGTTTACGCCATTTAATTTCGTTGGGTTAATTAATTAGGTAACGTCAGATTCTTTGGAAATAAACTCACGACTGCTTTTAAGTGATTCATTGCACTAATCAGCGCCTTAACTTCGTCACTCGTCAGTTCACTGAAATCAACGCTGTGACGTTCTTTGCTGATATTTGCCAGGAAGAAAATTGCACTCAGTGCGCGGCTATTCTGTTCAGCCTGGTGATCGCGCTTATTACGCATATCAGCGATAAAGCGTTTGAGTTCGTGGCTGCAGTCGCCGTACATCATGGTGCGAAGCGCAGAAATATGATTCAGCGCACTGGCGCGCTGGCCTGCATTCATCTGAACAGTGACACTTTCAGCTTTGAAACCCATGATTCTTTCCTCTTACCCGTTAATCCTGCCAGCAGTTCGGCCTGTGAAATTGCCGGGTGCCAGCACCTGCCCTTATCTGCCGCAATCCAGCCGTGGCCGTATGCGTGGGACGGACTTTGCCGCTTCAGAAGCGGAGCTACTGAAAAAGCCATATTTCACACCATACCGATTGATGCACCGATACCACTTAACACATCAGCAGTACCCGACAGAGCAGGGTTTGAGTGGACGCGAGTCTGGACAGCGAGAGCCGCCAGCATCATGCAGCGAATGCCGGTATTAGCAGCTTCAACAATCCCGCGACGGCATGAGGTGGTAATGCTTGCGTGATTAGCAGCACTGGCAGCAAGCGTCCCGACTTGGGCGGAAGCATTGAGCACGTAAGCGGGAAACTTTTCTGCAGCGTGTTCATTCACTGGTACACATGGCAGACAGTGCAACTGCGCCAGCATCCCATCCATCAGAGTCGCGTCCTCGGTAAGATCAGTAAGCAGCAGCACTTCTGTGACAGTCAGGTGATGCGCCTGATCGGGGTTCAGTTTGTTGCGAAGCGTCTGCACTTTCATGCCTGCTTGCTGAGCCAGTTCACGCATGTTGTGAGACAGCGCAAACTTGCGGCAGGCGTCTTCGTAGTGGTTATGGGTGGAAGTCTTGAAATCAAACATGGTCATTCCTTTGCTCAACTTAAATAATTAAGTTGTTACGCAGCGACGTAGCGGCAGTTGACACCTTGAGCGAGCAAACGCGCGCGGAAGGCAACCATGTTGATGCGTGCAGCACCGCCAATTTTTTTACGTGGCATAACAAGCAGATCACCGTCTTCAACCATCTGCTTCACAGTGCGAAGGCTGTAACCATAAGCCTGTGCGAACTGTTCATAAGTCATCAGATCGGGGCCGCTAGGTATTGTAATTTGATTGGTCATCGGGGATTATCTCCAGTTGGCAGTATTTACGGTGCATTGGCGTGCATTTTCACTAACGAAGTGGATGATATATTCCAAATGGATTTGTGTAAACAGATCATATTGGATTATTTGAAGGGTATATGACCGATTACAACAGCGATGTTAAGGCCATACTGGAGAGAATCCTTAAATCTTATGGGGTTAGCTCACGCCCAGAGCTAGCGGAACTTCTGAAAATTCCGTTACCTACTATCCAAAATTGGGTAGCTCGCCAGAGTTTACCCGGCGATTACATCGTTCAATGCGCATTGGATACGGGAGTAAGCCTTAGATGGCTGGTTAATGGTGAACTTGCAAATGTAAGTTCAGATGGAGTGAAGCATCCCTCTCTTAAAGGGAAGAAACTTCACGACACTATGCTGGCTAATGGCGGGCGGGCAGTGTTGGATCGCATAATGCACGCATATGGCTTTACTATGCAGAAGCAGCTTGGTGACTTGCTTGATATTCCTTCAGCGACGATGAGCGCATGGGTTCGCAGAGATTATTTTCCAGGTGATGTTGTCATTACATGCGCACTTGATACGGGGGTTTCTCTTTCTTGGTTAGCTACTGGCCATGAGGATGAGGCACTACCTAATAGAGATTTAGCGGATCAGCTGATACCATCCATACCCGCGCGAAAACTCTCCGGAGGCACATTAGAGAATCAGCCTGATGTGAGTTTTAATCTTTCTCTTTTTGGCCTTGAATTAAGTAATCCCCTATATATTCAACGCGCCTCGATGTCATGGATCGTAGAAGGGGGCGCTCAGACCATTGGCAATGGTGATTGGCTATTAGATATTGATGGAAATAAAGATATTTATACCGTGTCACGCCTTCCGGGTAATAGGATCAAAGTTACTAACAATACATCTTCATTTGAATGTTCAGAAAGTGATGTAAAACCTATTGGCCTCGTAATTCTGACAATATCAAAAAATTTATAGGGGAATTATGGCCGAGTTTATTTTATTAATAATTGCGACAGTGAGCGGTATTGTTTCAGCTCATGTTAATTGTAAAGCAAAAAGCATCAGAGGTATTAAAGCTTTTATGAGCCTATGCTTTGGTGGGGCAGTGCTGGGCACAATAATGCTTTTTAGTTTCTTAGCTCCTATGTGGGTTTCATATTCAATAGCGGCTGTATGTATTGCCATCCTAATCAATAATATATCTAAATTTAAAAAATCTTTGGTTAGATAACATGTCCATCAAAAAACTGTCGTCTGGCGAATGGCTTGCTGATTTTTATTTAGATGGGCGCGGCAGTCGACGCATCAGGAAAAGCTTTGCAACAAAAGGTGAAGCGGTAGCTTTTGAAGATTACACGCGCGCTGAGGCCGAAAACAAACCGTGGATAAAAGAGAAGGAAGATCGCCGCAAGCTTAGTGAGTTAATTAAACTCTGGGATTCTCTACATGGGCAGTCACTCAAGGCCGTCAAATCTCGGAAGGCAAAGTTAGATATTGTGTGTGCCGGATTAGGAGACCCGATAGCTTCTCAACTGACGGCAAAAGACTGGGCGCATTATCGTGATCGTCGCCTTAAGGGCGAGATTTCTAACGGCTATCACGACGACCAATCAAAGTGGAAAGTAAAGCCTATAACGGTTAATAGAGAACAAAACTATCTTGCCGCTGTGTTCAATGAACTGAAGCGGTTAGGGGAATGGTCACTACCTAACCCACTGGAAGGTGTCAGGACGTTCCGGGAAGATGAAAAAGAAATGTCCTGGCTTACCTTAAAGCAGATCACTGAACTTCTTAATGGTTGCGAGCTTTACGGAAAGCCAGACCTAAAGATGATATGCAAAGTTTGCCTGGCTACTGGTGCGCGCTGGACTGAGGCAGAAACATTGACCCGTTCGCAGCTGTCACCTAATAAGCTGTCGTTCTTTAAAACTAAAGGTGGGAAAAACCGAACTGTTCCGATCCCGCAATGGCTATATGATGAACTAAAGGAACGGCAGGGCAGGATGTTTAAACCATGCTATCAGGACTTCAAAAAGATGCTGGCTACCACCACAATTCAGCTAATAGAGGGCCAGAAAACCCATGTATTGCGTCACACGTTTGCCAGCCACTTTATGATGAATGGTGGTAATATATTAGTCTTGCAAAGAATACTTGGGCATGCAAATATTCGAGAAACTATGAAGTATGCTCATTTTGCACCTGATCATCTAGAAGAAGCAGCACTGTTGAATCCTTTAACTAATTATAATAGGGGTTAATATATGGGGCAGTATGATATAAAGTATGAAGAAGTTAAACCTCTGTATGTTAGATTAGAAAAACAAATAAAGGCAACTTTACTGGATTTGATTGTTGATAAGGATATCTCTCTTTTTAATGTGGAGTCTAGGGTTAAGGGTTTAGAGTCTTTTAATGAGAAGGTAAAAACAGGGAGTTATAGAGATCCTTTTAATCAAATTGAAGATATTTGCGGCGTCAGAGTTATCTGTTACTATAATTCAGATATGGATTTTATTCAGGAAGTAATTGAAAAAGAGTTTGATGTTCATTCGGGAAGTGATAAGCAAAAAGAAGCCGAAGATAATGAATTTGGTTATGCATCAAGACACTTTATAGTAACGCTAAAAAAAGAGTGGTTCACAGTCCCAGCATTCCGTGGTTTAGATGGACTAAAAGTTGAAATACAACTAAGAACAATGCTGATGCATTCTTGGGCTGCCATTAGTCATAAGCTTTTATACAAAAAAGAAAGCGATGTTCCAAAAAAATTAAAAAGAAGTTTGAATAGACTCAGTGCTCTTATTGAACTTGCTGATGAACAGTTTGAGTCTTTAAAGATTCAAAAAGAAGAGTACACCACTAATATGGATGTCGTTATAAATGATAACATGGGTGATGCCATTAATAATGAGCCATTAAATTCGGACAATATTATTTCTCTTGTGAATACTTTCTCTCCCGGAAGGGATTATACATTTGATGAAATCCCTGATTTCTTGGAAGAGGTTAAGGAATATAATTTTACCTTAGCTGACTTGAAGGAAATAATAATATCCGCAAAGGAATATCTCAATATACAAGAAGAACAAGTAAGCAAGCATTATAATGATAATTTACCAATATGGAGCGTCACGGGATATCTTCGCGCTGCACTAGAGTTAGTCAGTGATGAATACTTCTACAACAGATGGGGCTCTGATGGTGAAAGTGATTTTGATAAAACAGTGACATTGATGCGTCTTAACAGACAAAAATTTAAAATGTCCACAAAATGACTACCCAGCTTGTACGTGACAGCATTTGGCTGCACCAGATATAGATCTAACTAACTGTTTAATAAATAAAATACTTATGTATCAATGGTGCTGGGAAAAAGCGTCTTAACTAAGGTATCGCTAACGCGACATCTAAAAGTTAATAGCAAACAAGGGGTTGGCATCTGCCAGCCCCTTTTTTATGTCAGTGCCATCCTTGCAGCCTGCAGTCAACCGGCGTCCGGCCGGTGAAAATGATAAATCGCCGTATTAACCGGTCCCGCCTCTAATACGATCAGGCCATAGCGACAGCCAATAAACTGACCGCCGCACTTTTCAGCGACTCTCCGACTGGCCAGATTGTCCTCCGCCGCCAGAATTTCAATCAACCGGGTCTCCGGTCGTGAAAACCCCAGAGGGAGTAGCTTTGCCACCGCGCGGCTGGCAATTCCCTGACGCTGAACGTCACTGCGAACCCAGTAACCTATTGCGCTGGTGTCACCCGGATGGCGGGCAAAGCGTATTCCTGCGCCCCCCAGCAGCTGGTCATGCTGATCAACAATCGCAAACTCTTCCGCTTCCTCCTTCATCCGTTGCCAGTGGGTAAAGCGGATCCAGCTTTCGGCATCATGAGGCTGGTAATCGTGATGCGCCCAGACCATCCACGGGATCAGGCTGTCCAGAGAAGCATTGACCGCAGCGGTAAACGCGGAGACGTCGCTTAGCAGAAACGGTCGAAGGGAGATGTTCAGTGGGGAGGCGTGCATAATGGACTCAGCCTGAAAATAAATAATATTCTCATTTTGCCTGCAACAGACAGAAACGCAATAAGAGCATGTGTAAACTTTATTTTACATCAAGGCGACTGTCATTAATTCATTTATTAAATTTAAATAAATGATATATATGATTTTATTTGTCGTTAGGTTGGTTTATTCAGACCTGTGGTAATAAATGTGTACATGTAATCTTGCGCTATGTATTGTCTGTGATACAGTATTTGCAATCCTCAATGAGGAGCCCTTATCCGCTATATCGAGCCAAAGGATCGCCATCATGCAAAAAGACGCGCTGAACAATGTGCATATCGCCGGTGAACAGGTATTGATCACGCCTGAAGAACTGAAAGCGAAGTTTCCACTGACAACTGAACAGCAGGATCAGGTCGCGGCGTCCCGCCAGACTATCTCTGACATTATTGCCGGCCGCGATCCGCGTCTGCTGGTGGTGTGCGGACCCTGCTCGATTCACGATACCGAAGTGGCACTGGACTATGCTCGTCGTCTGCAAACGCTTTCTGAACAGCTGAAAGATCAGCTCTATATTGTGATGCGCGTCTATTTTGAAAAACCCCGTACTACCGTTGGCTGGAAAGGGCTGATCAATGATCCTTACATGGATAACTCGTTTGATATGGAAGCGGGTCTGCATATTGCGCGCCAGCTGCTGGTGAACCTGGTTGAAATGGGCTTGCCGCTGGCCACAGAAGCGCTGGATCCGAATAGCCCGCAATACCTGGGCGACCTGTTCAGCTGGTCGGCGATTGGCGCACGGACGACAGAATCTCAGACGCACCGTGAGATGGCCTCGGGCCTGTCGATGCCAGTTGGCTTTAAAAATGGCACCGATGGCAGTCTGGGCACAGCAATCAACGCGATGCGTGCTGCTGCAATGCCGCACCGTTTTGTCGGGATTAATCAGGCCGGTCAGGTCTGCCTGCTGCAGACTCAGGGCAATCCGGATGGTCACGTAATTCTTCGTGGTGGCAAAGCGCCGAACTACGGTCCCGAAGATGTCGCGCAGTGTGAAAAAGAGATGCTGAAGGCGGGACTGCGTCCAGCCTTAATGATAGATTGCAGCCATGGCAATTCGAATAAAGACTACAGCCGTCAGCCTGGCGTAGCGGAATCCGCTATTGCGCAGATCAAAGACGGAAACCGTTCAATCATTGGTTTGATGCTGGAAAGCCATATCAATGAAGGTAACCAGTCTTCTGAGCAGC